GACCCCCAATCTATGTCCAGCTTTAAACTTGTAGCATTGGAATCTTCCTACGGAGGACACCGAGGACAACCCGAAACCGTCTTGGTGCCAAGTAAATGAGCCTTGAGAAACTACCCTCGGGTTAAGGACACCCTGTATTGGGTAGGCGGGATTGTAATCTAGAATCTCATAACCAAACTGCCCACTTGCGTCCGCGAGTGCGCCAAAGAATCCGGAAGGAGGTCCAACCATAAGCTTATCCTCCGAGAACGCGTCTGTACCGAGGAAAATTTGTTGGTCAACCGGGAAAGCCGTATTTAAAATATCCGTGGCTGGAAAATCCTGCGAAATCTCTCTTTGGCTGATAAGAATATCCGCGAACTCAGAGGTGTTGGATGGTGCTTGGGGATTAGTTATATTATGGGCAATGTTTAATGTGCCGTTTGAACCCGCTTGCATTTCAGCACTATTCGGGTCTTTGGGAATAGCGATGTAGTTTGCGCCACTAGCCGTAAGCGTATACGGCTGATGTACAATTGATGCGGGTTTGGAAGTGTTGAAATCTACGTAGTCCCTGAGATTGTTTGGGTCTCTGTATGTGGGGACATCTGCCGGGGTTATCATAAACTTAAACTGGTTTGTGTTATCAAATGAGCCAGCAACCCCCTTTACATATTCATTAAACCAATTTACCGTGTTCGTTACTCTTCTCTCAACAGCATTTTTATTGTACGGGGAATCGTGGTGCCCGGTAGAAACAAACATATGTCTATCGTTGCTCAACGCGTTAAACGCGCTTAGAGCGATATCGATTCCTCGTTGCCTATCATCAAATGATAGTTGTACCAAGGTAGGTACTGTAGTACTAACGAGTTCGTTACCTACCGGATTTCTTAGTGCAACGTCATTCGAGTAGGTCTCAATATCATCCCCCCGAATAGCACTATCTATCAACTCATATTCTTTTGGGGCATAAGTGTTTAGTGTGTAGGCTCGGAGAGGTCCGCTGATGTACGGAGAGCGCGGGTGACCGTCGCCAGCCGACTTCGTGAGTTCCGCGAGGTCTCCGAACACAGAGCCAATTGATGCAGCCTTAATAGTGCTGAATTTTGTGTCGGAGGCATAGCCCCAATCAGACGGAAGTTCTGGGTAGGCAGAAGCACCACCTTCTTGTTGGAAGGCGTCTTGGGAGGAAACGATGGCATTGTAAGGTACGGTTTTCCCTGACCACGCCGCAGCGTTTGTTCCGGCGACGCCGCCCAGAGACCCCCCAACAATACCCACGGAATCCTCGATTTCACTTCTTAAAGCAACAACATGGTCCTTTATCTCAAAAATATCAAGTAACTCCCGTGTGCAGAAGTTTGTTGCTCCAAAAGCAGAGGATGCTTCCCGATACTGGTAGTTGTCCCGCTTAAAATACGAGTTTTGTGCGCCACCAACGGCTTTAGGGGTCCAAGATGTGGCTTGTCCTCTTACATCGAAGGACATAACCGCATAACCATTCTCAAGTAAGTTGTCGGCTGTGTTTGTTGGGTCGGGTTCTGCTCGGTTACTTACGTACGCTGGTGATGGCGCGGGACTCTTTCTCCAACTTCGGGTTGATGGATGCACAATGACCATGGGTACCGTTCCGGTGTCGGACGCATCGATTGCGTTCATTGGAAGGTAGAGGTCATAGAACATGGTAAAGCCGTCACTCAAGACAACTTTTTCGTCTTCTACGGCAGATACAGCGAGGGTACGGGGCATTGGCTCTTGTTCTTTGTAGTCTGATGGGTTTATGACTGAGGTTTCGGTGGCGCTGACATCGGTATTTGGGTCAATAGTAAACGAGATGTTAGTCTCTTGGATTTCACCGTTGGATTGAATCATGTATTTACGGGAAGGCAAGTAAGTCTCTACGGAGAAGGTAATGGTTTTACGAATAACCCTATCTTGTTTGTCTTCTGCGACTAAGGTAGAATTGTCTGATACTTCGGTAATGAACCCTCTCGCGTCGGTATTGAAGTCGGTCTCGACTCGCAGATGAGGGTGAAATTTATTCATGACGTACTCAAAAAGTTGGTTCATGTCCTCCACATATTTCGTCCACAAGTTCAATTGAAAGGAGACGTTTACTGCTTGAGGAGCTAAGGAAGCAACGCGAGTATATCTTCTTGTTTTTGAGTCTTTGACCGTCCACAACTCAATGTTTGTGTTTGGTCTTCTCCGTTCTGCGTCTTGGTCGATATCCGAGATTGACAGAGTTATCGCGGGAATGATAAGGTTTCTGTCGTCAAAGATTTTTGCGACCGCTCTTTCACTGTTTCCGTACCATACTGGAACGGAAAATACCTTGTCATCATCTCCGACGATTTGGGCGTCACTAAACAGGCTGAGAAGTCTCTTTGAAGTCTTTCTATAAAATCCTAGGCTTCTGAAGTTGGCGTTCTCTCTTTCGAATATCTGTCGTTTGATATCGAAAAGATTCGGAATTCTATTTCCGTTATAGAACTGACGCCGAGTACCATCTATTGAAGGTGGGTACTCGTAGCCAAAAGGGGGACCAGAGACGAGTGACATTAGTAAGTGGTGAATGCGGCAGGTTCTTCGATTTCAGACAGCAGTTGTTCTTCCAACTTCTCCATCTCTTTTTCAGACTCAGCGATTAGAGCGGCACCGTTTAGTTGTGCGCCACCTTGCGGGGACGGTAGCGTGGCGTACTTACCTCTAATCTCTCCAAGAATACCTTTTGAAATCGCAAGAGCGTATCTTTGAATCCAGTTGATAAAGTAATGGTGTAGAGTATCTGTGTTTAAGCACTTGTACTCAATCACTACATCCTCAGCATCACTATTCACTGGAGTTGGGTAGACCATCAGGTATTTACCATTCACGATTTGGAAGGAGCCTTCACGACCTAGAATCTTGCGAATCGACTTTAGGTGCATCTTCAGCAATAGAAAATCGCTTACGGCAAAATCATTAAACAGGAAGTTGTCCTGGAAATACTTAATAAAGAAGTCCATTTCCAAGGATTGATTTGCCAAGGGAATACTTAACAAAGACTTCTTGTATGCGGCATAACGAAAGTTGTTTACCATGAACGAAGGGAGTTCGTACATGTTTACTTTTGCTTGAGTTCTAAAGGCAGCAAGCTGAGTACACCAATCGGGCGCGTGGTAGTCTAGTTTGCTTACAGCTTCGTCAATAGCAGTGAGAATCTGAAAATCATCAAGCTCTACACGAACTACTGGATGACCTAGTCTAGACTTGATGAAGTCGCGGACAAGTGCATAAAATCTGTTGAACTCGACGTTGTCCGAAAAATATCTTTTGTTTAAGGTATCATACGGAATATCTCCAGAGGGAGCCGTAAAAGAAGAGGCGTTATTGCCATCGCCATAGCGGTCCACTACAAATGGACCCCAGGTGAAGTTCGGCTTTACTGGTGCGCTTGCCATGTCATACTTATATATGGAAGAAGCCCAGCCAAAATAGCTGGGCTTCTTTAACATTAATCTTTATGAAGATTAGCTGTAGGCTAGAGTACCATCGTTGTATCGGCCAGCCTTCTGGAACGGAGTCAGGAGGTAGCGGCTATCAGCGCCAACGATACGGATGATGCGGTAGAAGCGCGAGGCAGGGTTAATCTGAGCAGTCGCGTAGCGAGTAATCAGACCCTTACGAGGCTGGAAGGTCTCCGGGTCAGTGATGGTTGGGAGCATCTGGAGAGGAATGTACGGAGCGTACACGAATCCTGCGTCCATTGGTGAAGAACCCTTGTAACCCATGAGAATTTCGTCTTCAGGATAGAGCGGGTCAACATAAACATCGTACTGACCCATCCACTTGCCTTTATACTCGACGGTTGCACCTAGCTGACCAGCGGACTCGGAGGGGAGACCACCTTCTAGCTTGGCAGCAGAGGAGAGCATAGCAGCGACGAATGGTGAGCAGACAATGTAGTTGCCAGCACCGCGCAGAGTAGTGCGGTAGATGTCCTGAGCAGCAAAGTTGATTACAGCAAGCAGGTTGCTGTAGACTTCGCCGACGTGACGAGGAGCGAGACCCAGAGCAGTGGTGCCAAAGTCTACGAAGAAGACATTGGAGCCATAGTTGCGGGTCGGCATTGCGTCGCCATCACCAGGGTTTGAGCCGCCTACGGTAGTAGTTCCATCAGGAGAGCCGAAGGGCTGTGAGTAATCGAAGGCTCCAGGAGCGCCAGTTCCGGCAATTGGTCCACCGTTACCAGCAGGAGCGCCGTCAGCAGCGAAGCTGTTAGCACCAGCTTGGTCCTGGTAGTCACCTAGACCGTTGGCAAACTGACCTTGGTTCCGGAAGTCGTAAGCGATGTTACGAACAGACTCGATAAGCTCACGGTCGATTTCCAGAGCAACTTCCTTTGACAGAAGCTCAGTTAGCTCACGCTCAAGGTCAAGGTTGTGGTAGGCACGAAGGTCTTGTGAAGCTTCCAGCGTCCAAAGAGCGCGGAACTTACGAGTACGTGCGGTTACAGCCTGTTGCTCGATAGTGAAGTTAACCTCAGGAATACCAGAGCCAGTGAGAGTTTCACCAGCGGACACAAAGTACTGAGCGCCGACGTACTGACGGTTCGGGAACGCAGCAATCTGACCACCGACAGTAGCGGAGGGCAGGGTAGTGCTTCCGGACATACCAGAGTAAGCAAGAGCGCCGGAAGGACCGAAGGAGGCTCCGGTAGCGGCTTGGCTATCAAGGCTTGCTAGGTTGCTCTGGGTAGAAGCGATACGACCGCCGTATACCATGCGGTACTTGGAGTAGACTACTTCAGAATCAGGATTGCCACCAGTGGTACCACCATCACCAGCGCGGTTGTAACCCAGATAGAAAATCTGAGATACTGGACCTTGCATGGGCTGGACACCAACGATGCGGTTAGCAATTAGTTCCGGGAAGACCCGGCGAACGAGAGGAAATGCGAACTTCTGGAAAGTACCTAGGTTACCAACGGTAGTTGCCTCTTCGAGCGTACCAGTCTCACGAGCGCTTTCGGTTAGAATGCTCTTGGCTTGGTTCTCCAGAAGAACTGCGGTGGTCTGACGAATGCTATCATCAGCGATACCTTCAAGGAGTGGCTCCCATTTCTCACAGAGGGATTGACTTAGTTCGTTGTTCAACATTTATTTCGAAAGATTGATGACATCTTCTGTGAGGAAGATATTGTTAACCGCCTCAAGAGGAGAACGGCTCGAATCGGTTTCGTTAGTAATAACGACGGCTGACTCAGAGGACTTGAAGGGTAGTTTCGCGCTCTCAGCCAACTGTTCGTTGCTTTCAGTGAGACTCTCCACTTTGCCTGACAGCATGGAGTTCTCGTGTAGAGTGTTCTTTAGTTTGTGATTCAGGGAGGCTACACTCTCTTGCAGTTCATCGATAGTGCTTTGTTGCTTTGCAACAACGGAGTCGATGTCTGCCGATTCCACTTCCTGGGCGACAAGGGCGCGAATGGTCTCAAATACCTGATACCCGCGCAGAACCTCGTCGTCGGCTTCAAGCTCTTGACGAGCCACATCTTTTAGCTCGTTAATCTTGGAGCGAAGGAAGCCGCTTACCTTGGACTCAAGAAGTTTTACTTCTTTAGCAACGCCTTCCTGAATAGCGTCCTCGACCATGCTACGGACCTCTTCAAGTCCGGTCTCGGAAAGCCCTTCTGGAAGAAGCTTTGCAATTTTTTCGATTGTGTTTTTCATAAAAAAAACTCCTAGTGTTGTTATCTACTTGCTCTGCGGAAAAAAAGTTGTTTTTTTAGCGTAAAAGACGCCGTAAAGCAGCAAGATAAATTTTTTCAGAAATTAATGGGTCGCCAACATCTACATGAGAGCGATTCTCCATAAGCGATTTGTGTTCTACCAATTCGGGGAATGCAGTTTGGCAAGAGGGGTCAGCTACCATATCCCAAGTAATCATCTTAAGATTGTCTTGTACGCGGTAAGCGTCCTCTTTCATGTCAAACTCAACGCTTCCAGTAGCACGGGAAGAAATTCCGATACGAACTCCAGCCTTGCATAGTTCTTGTAGGATTCTTCCGGAGGGGGTATCAAGGAACTCAGCCTCTCCAATAAGTTTGTTTCCCTCCATGGTGAGACTAGTGATGATGTGGGAAACATTTGCGAGATGGACGACTTCATCACTGGGATGGTCTAGCTCACCACAAAGACGACGCTCCGAAATCATGGGCTGTAGCTTCTGCGCTTCCCGCACCAAAAGGTTTCTTTCGTAGATTCTTCCGTTACCGTTTTTTCTATCGGCTTCGCTGAAAATACCACGGACCCTCATGGTCTTGCTACTTTTCCCTTCACTGAGAATTTGTAGCGGTTGAAAGTCGTTAAAGTCGCGTAGCAATGCCATTATTTCTGTCCTCCCAAATATGCAAGGAAATCACTTCCCTTCTCGGTTCTTTTTGGTCGAGCGAGCTTCTTGGTAGCTCTTTTTGTGGGTTTTTTGTTTCCAGGGGTCTTTACTTGCTTGGGACTCATTTGCGGTGTACCCCCAGCGAGGTTCACACCAATGTTTCCTACACAAGTAGCTTCTTGAATTCTCTCTATGATTGCTTTCGCTTCACTAAGGATTTCAAGGTCTTCTTGAGAAATGCTAATCCCCTGCGGAGCAGCATCCACACTGCCCTGATTCTCGGTAACATGTTCATCATTATAATCTTCCTCTACGGATTCTGTTAGGACCGAGGTCGAGGCTTGAATAAACCTAGCTCGTTGTGCATCATTCATCTCAACTAGCCTATCATTAGGGTCCATCGAAGGCATACCTGCCTGATGTCCCTGTGTTGGATGGTATGGGTTCTTACTTGGATTCGTTAGAGCGCCATTAAGAACTTCATCCGCTAGTTGAGCGTATGATTTAGACATTATTTGGTGCGCTTGGCGGACTTATTTCTTCCACGGAGGCGTAAAGATTTTTTTCCCTTTATCGCGAGCTTTGGCGGCGGCGTCGTCGGGCTTGGCGTCCTCGTCGTCGGGCTTGGCGTCCTCGTCGTCGCCATGAGCTTGGGCGGCTTTTTTGGCGGCAGCGGGCTTGGCGGGCTTAACCCCTTGGGTAGCCTTGTCTACATCCTTCTTTAGCTCTGGGTTTTTATCAAGCTCATCCGGCATGGTTCCTTGAAGTGAGGGCGCTGGCTTTGGGGCGGGTTCGCCTCTCTTTCTGCGTTCCTGGTCACGGGCGACGATGGCTTTGATTTTGTCATCCATGCTCTCTTCCATCTCCTTCTCGTCCTTCTTCATCTTCTTTTCTTTCATGTAAGCTTCATCGAGCTTAATGAAAGTCTCGTCACCGAAATCGTAGATGTCGCCAAGGTCGTAGTCATCGGAATCGAAGCTAACCTCGTTCACAAAGAGGTCGGCATGAGATTCGTCGAGTCCCATGGTGGTTTCGCCGTCTAGTTCAAAGGCGCGAACGAACAGTTCGCCTTCTAGCTCAAAGACCTCTTCGTCCAAGGCGAAGACTGAACCATCCCACTCGTAGAGAGCGGGAGCGGCGTCTTCCTCTTGAGCTACGACCTCTTCGGTCTCAACGGCTTCGGGAGCCTCGACAGCTTCGGTGATTTGCTCTTCCTCTTCTTGAGGGGTAGTGAAGCCTAGTTGTTCAAGAAGGCTTCTACGCTGAGACTCGGTAAGGCTAGCTTGGCCGCAGGTGTTGTTTTCATTAATGAGATACTTCATGGTAATACCCTATTTTTATTTAGTGGTGTAATTGTCTTTTGTTGTTTTTTTTGCGAAGTTAGTGGGTAAAGGCATATTATTTTTTGCCCATGTTCTAACCCTCTTGCTTAGGAGCGGTACTACAACAAAGATAAGTAGGTACCAATAACCAACTTTTTGGAGAAGGTCACCTGCTTCATTAAGGGAAGAAGCTACTGGTCCTATTGGCTCCGGGTCAGAAGAGTCGTCGGGAAAGGTGCTTTGGGCTACCGCGACTCCTACTGCTGCTCCTGCTGCTGCTCCTCCTGGACCCGCTAAACTTCCTGCTGCTGCTCCGCCAGCACCGAAGCCAATCGGGGCGAGCATTGAGCAACTAGCAAACAGAAGAGTAAATGCGGCTAGGAGCCTCATACAACAAAAACACCAAGGACGAACCCCGCGACTAGAGCGAGGAGCCAATCCCAGTTTCGGGCGATAGCAGCGTTCAGTTGTTCAAGAATGGTTTTCCACATAGCACTCTTATCTAGGTAAGACTCCTACAAAATCGTAGTTTCTGTTGTATATCCTTGGATACTGGCGTAAAGCCCCTTGTTGAATGCAGGCTCTTCAATACTAATGTAAAAAGCTCCGGTCTCATCCACAGGAATCTCAACGGTATTCGTAACTGCTACATCGTCTTCTTTTCCTGACGCCCTTCCTACAAGAACAACGCCTTTGAATTTATTCGGGTCGGACTCTTGATTTGGGTCGAACTCGGCAGCGCGGACGTGAGCGGTCATATCTCCGCTATCTGGGGTGCTGATGAATCCTCGGAGATTGACTTGGACAGCGATTGTATTCGCGGGAAGTCCTGCTGGAAAACCCATGTTAGCGGGACCAACTCTCATCCAGTTTCTAGTTCCTTGTACATTGTTTAGGTTCGTAATAATTGTGTCGTTTATATAGCGTTTCGTGCGAACCTTCGTATTCCGTAGGGTGTCTTCAAGACTTGCGATGTCTGCCTCGTTTTGGTTTGCCTTCGTCCTCGTAGGGTCAATCAGGTGGTCGGCATGAGTAACCGTAGTTAGCGGATTGCTTAGAGAGGGTTGGAAGGAAGCAGCGACAGCCTGTCTCTCGGCGAGGGTCAGTTCGGCGGTTCTGAATAGTGGGCGAATGTCCTTTAGATAGTTTCGTGGAATTGGTGCGCCAGCGACATATGTTTGTGGGACATAAACATACGCAAGAGGAAGGAAGAATGAACCGTTTAGATTTTTTTCGGCAAAATCGAACATAGACTCATCCACCTCTGTCTTAGAAAATAGAACATTTACGACATCGTCAGGCATGGGAATCGTGCCAAACTTGGGACCAAGGATAATATTACCATCCAAGTCTCTTCCGTAGTCGTTCAGGTTTTCTGCGGCAGTTCCAATGGTGATGTACCTTCTGCCTTTGTCGCTGTTCGTAACTGAAATATCTCGTTTGTGCGAATCGGAACTTTGTACAATACCAGCACCCTTCACGACAGCGAGTCTCGGATGTCCGTCCACTGAAACTACCGGAGAATTAATATCGACATTTCCCCAAAGGAAGGGGTCATCCATCGCGCCGTTGATGGTTGTAATACCAATAAGGTCAAGTCTTGCTAGAGGTGCGGTGGTATTGAAGGTATCTTGGTTAAGTGCAGTGGCGAACTCGTTGCTGTCAAACCCGTCAATGGAGACAGAACCCCCATGGAAGTTAAACACTGAAGTTCGAGCCATGCCCTGCGCTGGCTCGTTGCGTTCAGCCGCAGGTATCGGGTTGGCTACGTTATAGTCTCCGAAGTTGCTGAGGTTGCCGGGACCGTCGGTTGTCGGAGGAGTACGTATTTCGGTGGTACCGTTATCGACTCGTTTTGCTTGAGTATTTCCTAGGTCACCGCCAAAAGTGCCGTTAGTTCTATTGGTTCTGCCGATGAAGTTACCTGAACGCACGGAAACCTGTCCGGGAAGTGCGACATCAATGAAGGGTTGGAGTTCCTTGATACCATTTCGGAATACAGCCCCAGTATCGTCCAAAGACAAATTATCGATTTGTTCTTGTAGGGCAATGTCATTGTCCAACAAATCTTTTAGCGGCAGATTGTCTACTTGGTAGTAGTAAGGGTCTGCTGGGAGGTAAAATCGAATATCTTCGTTGATTCTTGCCATTACATTAACCTATCAAAATCAAAGAGGTTGAGCGAGCGAACACCCGCGCCGTAAGAGGTAGTATTTTCTCCGGTTCCCCTCTCCCGACCTTCGCCTCCAGAGTAGGAACCTCGCGACGAACGGTAGATTGAAACTCCATTCACTTTGTCTTCGGACATGTGCTTGACGTTTTGCCAAACGTTTGACGCAGTTTCGTCAAAGAAGTTTCTTAGATAACCTTGCCACTCCATGTTTAGAGGAGCGATAGGTACTGCTGGCATTGCATCAGTATAAAGCCATGCTTCGTCATAGTTACCAGCATCTGAAACTGTGTGTACGGAACTAAACCCTGTCATTCTGGCTTGCATAGTTGCAACGCCTAGGTTTGGAGTTGCGGTAGGATGTCCCCAACCAAAAACTCGTTGAGTCGATGATAGTTGGTAGACACCTCCAGGCATATCAGAATCACCATTAGTTTTTCTTCTCGCATCAGCACCAGTCAAGTAGTTTGTTTGGTGCGTCCAGTGCGTGTATCCTGCGGAGTTCACTTGGTCAACGAACGAGCCGCCTGACACCGAGGTGCCATTCCATGACGTTAGTCCGTATTTTCCTCCGACCGTACCGCTTAGAGAGCTTACATCATACATGTGCTTCAAGTCAGCCCTGTGTGAAAGCATGAGACGGAAAATTCCGCAGTTATGATATGCATTACCAAGGGAACCGTAAGTAGTTCTTCTTCCTCCTTTACCGTAATAATCCAAGGACACACCGTTCCACCATTTACCCGCAGGACCGTGATAGTTTGTTCCTTCGGAACCAGTCTGTCCGAGAGACCCTTTCTCGGGGTCGGCTCCGTTAACTAAGCAGTTACTTGCATGAATTCTTGAGGTGTCAGCGATGTTCCAGATATGAATTCTGCTTCCCATGCAGGAAGTATCGGCTTCTAGGGTAGTTGCAGTATATGCACCATCTTCATAAGTGTATCCATACTTACGAGTTCTGTTTGTGGGGGATAAGCCAGGAGCCGCACCACTGAATCCATCACCAATAACATCTGGTGCGCCTAGGTTATTGTCTCCTGTGGCAAAGGCACCTGCACCCCCACCGAGGGCGGTGACCTTGTTTCCTGCGGGGATTGCACCATTGTACACATTGAGTCCTTGGTCATTTGTCGCAGCGACGCCTGTTCCACCCGGGCCAAGTTGAGTACCATTAAGAATGTTAGTGAGTTGGGAGTTTTGACCCGCACGAGTACGACCACTTACATAAGAGTCTATGGGGTCTTCGCCGGGTGGCGTGTCGCCGTCAATCGGAGTTGGTTCTCCCACGTCTGTCGCGTCGGGGGCTTTCTCAGCCCCAACATCCGATGGAGGGGATGCGTTTTCGCCTCCGATATCCCCAAAAACATCCTCAGCAGATTCGCACCCACTTCCGTCAAGATGATAAAACGCTCCAGACACAGAAGAAGGTGACATAAACGCATAGAAGTTTACCAAGTTAACATCTACTTGACTGTCTCCTACGGCGCGAGCGACCATACCTCCAGTCGTTCCACTATCGTGTTCCCCAATATCGTAAAGGTATCGTTTAGTGACATCGAAGGCGTCGTCGTTGATAGGAAGGCCAGCGGTTGAGCGAGCGCCCATTTGTTGTGCGTCAACACCACTTACGAACGCATTTGGGTAGAACTTTGCGTATCCTCCCGAAGTGGCTCTGGAGAATTGATTATTTGAATCTCCCAAGTAGGCATCGGAATATCCAGTAGCAAAAACATCTACGGAGTCCAGAACTTCTGTACCTGCAAGTTGTACCACTCGTCCGCCAAGAGCATACATCGAAATACTTGATTGTTTGTTAGCGACCAAGCAAGCTCTATTTGCGTGTACCTCAAGAGACGTGTGGTTTGCCGAAGTTTCTAGGTCAGCATCGTCCAGCAGGTTATACCCAGAAATATCCAGGATATTGTTTGTTCCTACAAGAGTTGGTGGAGCCGCTCTGAATTGCGAGTTGTTCTCCGCCATGAAGGGAATACCGAATCTTGCGGTCTTTGTGGGTCCGGTTACCAAGAGGGTTGAGTTATTCTCCGCCAAAACCGCCGCGCTCAACCAGCTTCTGAACTGCTGCTCCTCGTTTGAAACCGGGAAATAGTTCATAGTGGTAGTGCATCCAGAGGTTCCTCTAAAGGTTAGGTTAGAGCCATTTGATGCGATGCCAACTTTTCCTTTTCCAGTATCAGAAGAAGACACACAGTAGTTGAGGTTAACAAACTCGGCGTCTGAGTTATTCGTAACCACCATTCCCGGTAGATTGTTTACTCGGAAAGGGGTTGCGCCAAAGTGAGTAGCTGGCGTTGCCCTAGCCCCCGCTGCGCCGATGTTAGATTGGGTCCAATTGGAACCTCCCCATCTTCCGAAGAAGTAGGGAATATGATTCATTCTGTACGGGGCTATCGAAGAGGATTTCGTAACTAGAATGTTTTGGTTGTTCGAATCGACGTGGAACTGCGCTCTGTTGGTCGGCTTATTCGCGGAATCTCGTCCACCTGCCGCGAAAGAGGTGAACCCGTTAAAAACCTGGGAGTAGCCGTCAATTCTTTGGAAGTTGCTTGCCCCCACCGCGTCAGATATTTGGTCAATACCAAAACCATAAGTTAGTTG